GTCGGTGACCGCGCTGCCTTCCGCGTAGTTGAACTGCCACGACACCCCGGCGGACGACACGCCCTTCCACTGGTTCGTATTGACGTCGACCTGCTTGGCCAGCTCCAGGAACGGATTATCCGTCCCCTGGGCGGTCATGATGATGGAGGGATCAATAAAAACTGGTATACCGAATCCGCCCGCGGTGGTCGTGCCCTCGGAAAGGGCCCGGTACTCCATCCACGCCTGCATGGCGGTGCGCTCCGCGTCGGTCAGCGTGATGCCGCCCTGCGGGTCGGTGACCAGCTTCTGCCACGCCGTCCGGTACGACTCGTTCTCGGTGACGAGGATGCGGCGGGCGATGTCGGTGCTCTTGCGGACCTGCCGCTCGACCTCGTCCTTCTGGTCCGGCCGCAGGTGCGCCGAGGCGGTCCGGTCATCCAGGACCCGCAGGGCCTGGTCGCGGGCCTCGGGGACGGACATGCGGCGGACGGCGCCGAACGGGTCGTCGGTGGCGTCGAACGAGGCCGTGGCGATGGCCGCCTGCACGGCCTTCGGCCGCCGCTTGAACACTTCCCTGATCGCGCGGTCTTCCTCGATGCGGGTGAGGGCCAGGTCGCGGAGCTTGAGGCCGTACGCGAAGGCCTTCTGCTCGGCGGCGGTCTTGTCCCGCAGCTCGCCGTTGTCTTCCTGGTGGATCGAGCGGAGGTGCGCGTCGAGAACCTCGATGAACGCCGAGAGCTCGGCGGGGGTCTTGCCGCGCAGCTCCTCGGGGTAGCCGGAGGCGGCGGTGATGTCGGCGGCGTCCTTGCCGCGCAGCTCGGGCAGGATCTCCAGGGTGGTGTCGTCGGTGGGGTCGCCGCCGGCTGCGAGCCGGATCGGCGTGCCGTTGCGGCGGTAGCCGATAATCGGGGCCGGGCGGTGCGGCCCGGCGAAACGAGAGGTCATCTCAGATCTTCACTTTCTCGATGCCGCGCAGGGCGAGAGCCTCGCCGTCGCGGCGGAAACGTTCTGACAGGGACCGTGACATCGCGCCATCTCCCGGTGCGCTGCCTCCCCGGCCGCTCGCCGCCCTGGCACCTGCCGGGGGCCGCCCGATGACCGGAAGCTCTAGGTTGTCGAGCGCCGACCGCACGCTCGCGGTCGTCGGCTCGTAGGCCGGGAACACCACCGGCCCGAGCTCGGGGACGCTGAGCGACAGGAGGGTCCGCAGCGCCACGTCCCCGGCGCGGTCCATCCAGGTCTGGCCGTCGTCGCCGTCGACGGTGAACCGGAAGCTCATCCCGTCCAGCGCCGCCGCCGCGACCGCGTCCCTCACCGGCTGGATCAGCCAGTTGTCGATCAGCCGCGCCTCGATCCACAGCCCGGTGTCGTCCTCGCGGGCGCTCGTGATCTTGCCGAGCGGCATCGTGCCGATCAGCGGGTGCTTCCCGTGCTCGAACATCAGCACCGGGTAGGCGCCCGCCGCCACGGCGCGGAACGCGCCCGGCGCGATCTGCTCGTCGAAGTCCTCATCCCACCCGGCGATCCGCGTGACCGTGTTGTACACCGCCGCGTAGCCGGAGAAGCTCAGGCCGTCGCCGGTCACCTCGGCGGAGGACACCTCGAACGGGACCGTCCGGTACTCACCGCCCGCCGGGGCGCTCTTGCCCTCGCTGACCTTGTGCCCGAACTTCGCCATGGCCGCCTTGATCCGTCCCTTGATCGCCGAGAGCTGCTCCGCCGTGTACTGGGCCGCGTTCTTCGCCTGGCTGATGTAGGACCAGGCGGCCATGACCCGTGCCGCGTCGATGGGATACCGCGGGACGCCGGGCTTCCCGGACTTGCTGGCCTGGTTCCCGTCAGCGTCGAGATAGCCGGGGTCGGCATAGGGGGTGCTGTCGGCCATCACATTCCTCCGGTGGGCTCGTCGCCTGCCTGCGCGTCCGGGGTGAACCCGGCGATAGCCGCCGGGTCCGGCGGCTCCTGCTCATCCGCCGGCGGCGGCGCTCCCGGCACGGCCACGGGCGGCCCGGGCAGGCCCAGCGCCGCCGCGTTCGGGAACCCGAGCGGCACCCCCGGCTCCGCGCCCGCCTCCAGCGGGTTCACGATCAGGTACCGGCTCGTCAGCGGCCCCGGCTGCAGCAGCGACAGGTCCTGCTTCGTGGTCGCGTCCCGCGCCGAGTCCGTCGTGTACCCGGCGCGGACCAGCAGCTCCGCCGACAAGGCCTCCAGCTGGATGGTCTGCGCCTTCTGCAGCTCCGTGCGCGGCGGCTGCAGCTGCACCGATACCAGGCCGCTGTGCACCAGCAGGCTCATGTCCTGCGCCTGCACCGCCGCGATTGCGGACTCCGGGCTGAAGCCGTCCTTCACCAGCGTCGTGATCGTGTTCGCGTTCACCTGCTGGATGTCCGCGGCGTCCTTCGCGTCCTCCCGCAGGATCGGCATGTCGCGGGTGTTATACCACAGCTCGGAGTCCGGGTGCACCGCGGCGAACGGCGCCAGGGTCGACGCCAGGTCCTGCAGCACCGGGAAGATCCACGAGTCCGCGAACATCCGCCGCGACGCCGCGAAGTTCCCCGCGTTCAGCGACGAGCCCTGGAGCCCCTCGCCGATGCCCAGCAGCGGCGCCGGGACCCGCGAAAGGAATGACACCCGCGTCTCGCCGCCCGCCTGGACGGCGCGGAAGTCGATCTCCGCCAGGTTCGCGCCGACGACGCTCACGTCCGCGCCGGCAGTCAGGTACAGGGTCCGCCAGGCGTTCGCGGCGCCGGCGTGCCGCTCCTCCATCGCGTCCACGATGACGCCGAATTGCTCTTTCGTGACAGCCGGTATTCCCTTGACCACAAGGTTCGGGGTTGCCGCGTTCGAGAAGTACGTGACCTTGTGCTGGGACGCGAGCATGTCGCCCTGGATGTCCCGGATCGCCGGGGTGATCCACGACATGCCGAACCCGGCGTTCAGCGGGTCGGGCAGCGGGTACCAGTGCGCCACCGACGACGTCGGCAGCGTCCACACCGGCGCCTGGTTGCCGGGGGAAAACCCGCCGTTGCGGTAGACGTACCCCAGGATCTCCCCGTCCAGGGCGCCCGCCGGGTCATCCGGCTCGGAGTCGCTCCCGTAGACGACCGCCGTCCAGTCCGGGCGCAGCACCCGCAGCCGGCCCTTCTGCTGCCAGTTCGTGACGAACGAGTTGCCGGCCAGCCCCGCGTGCCACTCCATCTTCCGGATCAGGTCACCGGTCGTCCCGTTCGGCCACGGCCGCTCCAGGACCGCCAGGTCACCCGACCCCACCGTCCGCCCCGGCGTCCGCGACCACGGCAGCTTCCGGTACGTGAACCGCGCCTGCGACAGGACCAGCGCCCGGACCATCTGCGCGGCGAACGCCGGCGGGCACGCCTTCACCGCCGCCACGTGACCCGGCAGGTCAGAGGAGAACTCCCGCGCCTTACTCGCGCCGTAGGTCAGGTTCGGGCCGCCAGCACCGCCGAAGCCGTACGCGTGGCCGCCGAAGGCGAACTGGTTCACCATCCCCGACGGCAGCAGGTACTCGCTGATCCACTGATCGATCGAGGACCGCTGCTCGGCGTCGCGGCCCCGCGCCCGGGCGTTCACCCGGTCAAGGACGCCCACAGATGGCCTCCCTCGACCTAGTCAGATGAGCGCCTCCGCTCAGGACAGAGGTGCCCGTGCCTGCTGCGCAGCCCTGGCCTGCTGCCAGCCCTCGATGACCGCGCTGCCGCACCACGCTGCGGCGAGCCATGTCACCGCGCACGCCTTGTACGCCAGCCAGCCCAGCCCGAACAGCACCGCGGCGACGACCGTCAGCAACACCCGGCCAGGCCGCGCCTGCCGCGCCCGCGCGGAGATGTCATCTATCGGGATCCGGTCCAGCACGGTCATCAGGACTCTCCTATCGCCAGGATCCGAAGAACTGCGGGTTCATGACGCCGTGCGTCATGAACCCGTGCCGCGCCAGCGTCACCGCCTCCAGCGGGCCGATGTCCGCCGCCGAGTCCTTCCACGACCACGCCCACGCATCCGCCAGCAGCCGCGTCGCCGCGTCCCCGACCGCGTCGTCGAGCGGCTGCTGGCCCAGGTGCCGGAACCGGCCGTTCTTCACGTCGTCGGCCAGCGCCCCGCACGCCTGCGCGTACTCGCGCGCCCCCGTGATCTGCAGCAGCCGCTTCCCCGGCTCGTCCTTCGTGCTGAACCCGCGCTCGACGAGCTCCTTCTCGAACGCCAGCGCGGCCCCGCCGCCGTTCATCACCAGCACGCACGGGTCCCACCGGTCGCACAGCTCCAGCAGCCGCCCCACCAGGCCGGCCGTGCCCGCCATCGGCGGGTCCGTCAGCTCCCCGTGACCCATCCCGTCAGCCCGCCGCCCCGCAATCGCGATCGACGCGCCCGACCCGCCCGGCACCACGCTGAACGCCAGCGCCACCGGGTCGACCACAGCCGACCCCGGGTCAGCCGAGACGCCCCACCGGCGCATGTCAGCCAGGTCCGCAGTCGCCCCCGACCGGTCCGGGATGTTCCCGTACGCCCGCGCGAACTCCCCGGACTCCATCGACACCCGCTCGCTCCGCACCGCGTCCAGCGTGATCGTGTGCCGCCACTTCCCGGCCCCGCACCGGCACGGCGGCGCCGGGCACAGCGCCGGCATGAACCCGAAGTACGACGCCTCGTCCAGCGGGTCCCAGCCGTCGGGCGCCGAGTACTCCACGTATGCGACGCCGCGCCCGGAATCCGCCGCCACGGCGTCCCGGCCGA